CTTGCAAATCCCATAACTGTACCCAAAGCAGCAGCACCAGCACCTATGGCTAAAAATGGGCCAACAAAAGGTATTCCAGCAATTGCTTTAAATGCTGCGGCGGCAGCTTCATAAGCATATATAGTTATTCTTTTAATAGCCCCACCTACAGCTATTGCAATGCTTTTAATAACAGAAGTGGATTCTATTCCTAATCTTTCAGCTTCACCTTCAGCAGTTACAGCAGTCAGTCCTTTTTGTATAAAAATTTCTGTTGCTAACATTTCCATCTTTCCAACTAACCAATTTGCAACCATATTAGAAATTACAGAGAAGAAACTTGCTTCTATAGATTTCAATATACCTTGCATCCCTTCACTAAAAGTAGCTGTTCCATCTAATATACTTTGAAAAGCGTTACTAAATCCTGTTCTTAAAGAATCAAAAAAATCTTTAAAATAATCCACCAATCCTTTGATTTGCCTCTTCTTCATCATTTCTTTATATTTTTCAAACCCAAGTTCCATTTTTTGCCAAAAAGTACCATTTTCAGCTATATGATTTTGATAAGCCGTATGTAGTTCTTTAGGGGACATAAGAGTTTTTTGGACTTTTTGATTATTTTTTTCAATCATACCTAACATCTTATCATATTCTAATAATGCTTTATCCATTTCTGCTATTTCTTTCCCATAATCTTTTATATAAACATCTGCACCATAATTGGGATATTCTGTTTTAGCAACTTCCATTGCCACAGGTATTGCTGCGGTTTCTTTATATTTTTTATAATTAATTTGTAATTTAGCAATCATCTTATCTGTGTTATCTATAACATTGTTTATTTCTGCCCCAGTAGCGGCAAAAGCATCAGCGGTATCAAGGGTCATTTTACCCATAATTAACATATCATCTTTCATTAAATCTGCAAAACCAGAAGAAAAACCATGTACAGTTTTAAAAACAGATTTTAAAGTCTCCACTCCTGGAATTGCTGAAGGAAGCAATTCTACCAAGAGTTTCCATCCCTCAATAATTTTATTTATTATTCCAACAATAATAAATAAACCACTATAAAGCATTGTTGTTAAACCAGCCCACACAAATTTTATACCCAAAAATACTAATTTTATACCCAATAAACTTTTTTCTAAAAAAGAAACTGCTCTTACTATTCCAATTAATGCTTGTATAAAAACATCTGCAAAATCTTTTACTTCCACTTTACTATTTCGCAAACCCTTAGTCATATCACCAAAAACAATACTAAAAGAAGATACTATAAAATCTGCAAATTTTTTCATTTCCCCACTTTTAAAAGCTTCGCTTAACCATTCAACTATATTTTTTAATGCATCTCTTAATGGAGCCATTGCCCCACTTTCACCGATCTCTCTAATAAATTCTTTGAAATGATTTTGCATTCTAATCCATAAACCAGACCAAGTTTTACTTATAGATTCAGCGGCCCCACCAAAATGTTCCTCTATTGTTTCCCAAAGAGCTTTTGTAGCGGTTGCGGCATCAATCATTGTAAATTTTAATTTTTCTTTAGCTATGCCTGTTTTTTTAGAAATTTTCTCAAATATTTTGGTATAAACAGCTTCATATCCAGGAACAGCCCATTCAGCTAACTGCCTCAATTCCTGCCCTTCCAACCTACCCTTGGCCTGTATCTGTCCCATTGCTCTCGCTATACCTACCATTGCTCTGCCAGACTCAGGTAATAAAGAAGCTACGTTTACCAAATTTTCCATCATTTTTGTTGTTGGTTCAAGTCCATAAGCCTTCATCGTTACAAAAGCTTTGGTAACTTCTGCAATAGATATAGGCATGTTTAATCCCCAATTATTAAATCTATTAAAAAATTCCTCCCCTCTACCCTTTGTCAAAACATCCATTGTTACTTGTATTTTTTCAAATTCAGCATTTATTCCAATAAAACCTTTGACAAGTGCCCCCACTCCAAGAATGCCTATAAGACTTAAAAAAGCGGTTTTCAAAGAAAATATTGAATCGGCCATAGCTGTTAAAACAGTCCTTCCTTGTAAAAAAACTGAGGAAAAGGCCCCCCCCACAGTTTTTAAACTAGAAGAAATATTTTTGAAAGCACTCGTTAGGGAAGTATTTACTGCCCCAAATTTAGGCCCAACAGATTGTACGGAAGAAGAGAATTTTTTTACATCTTCAGTAGCATCTTTAACACCCTTACCATCATATTTGGATTTTATTGTTAGATTTAAATCACGGTTTGTTACGGCCACTTTTTTGTTTCATCTCCCTATTCTGTTTTTCAATTTCAGAATTTTCATGTCGTTTTATCTCAGAATTTATAATTATAAATGCTTCCATTGTCCTATTGTCCTGATCTAATAAACCACCAACTTCGGGTAAACATCCTATGTCTTTACATAAAATATATGTTTTTATAAAAAAATCAGAATCATAAGAAATTGCCCCTATGGGGCATATATGATATCTGTACTTACCACAAGTTAAATTAAAATTAGATTTTTCTTTTTTAAAACTATGTATATGAGTTGTCTTTACGTCTTCTATATACTCAATTTCTTCTTCTTGTAATTCTATGCTACAATTTCTTGAAATTTTTTGTTCATCGGTACAAGAAGTACACTCCCATGTCTTGTCTAAAAAAACCCATGAGAGTGTACTTATTAGTTTTTTATTTCTGCATCCTTCAGCCTTGAAACATCTAAAATAGCTTCAAGGATTTCTTCAATGAGTGGATGTGGAGCTTCATCATAAAATCTTTCCACATCTGTAATTTCTACACCTGTATCCGAATCAAGAAAATTAGAAACTACTTTAACATTATCTGTGAATTGTTTCTTTTGTATAGAGAGAGCATTACTGTCCCACTCCCCACGATTCCCCGGTCTCTGAAAGTATCTTGTACGTTTAGCATATTCATCCGCATCCCCACGTGACATTGGATGAATTGTAACTGTTAAAGGATTACTATCTTCTCTATTTCCTGCATAGGCAGGTACAAATGTAATCTCTCCCTTTGATACACTTTTTATAGCCATTTAAAAATCTCCTAAGTTAAATTGTTTAGTTAAGCCCAAATCCCACGCAACTATCTGTGTTCACTAAGAAGACACGAAGATCAAAATTTGTGCTCACAATTGCTTGAAACGGCATTTCTACCACGTTTTCTTCCATGCTGTCTACACTTGGGGCATTGCCCGTGTAATATATATTAGGACATCTAAACTCTAATCTATATAGCCCATTCACAAATGCCATATTCATGGAACTTGGTGTACCTGCCAACCACTTATCATATTCTGCTCGTACCCATAAATCAAAGGGCGCTGTATAAGAACCAGTAACAACTCTTTGTCCATTAGGAACTACTCTTCCAAGTACATTTGTGCCTAATGTCCAAACTTCTTTTAGTGAATTGTCTATAGAGATAGAAAAAGCTTCTAATGTTACTTGTTCTGTTCCACCCGCCCCAGCTTCATTGATACCGAGTTGAAAAGTTGCATCCTTCCATTGAAAAGGAGCCATTGAGGAGAATACAGGAACTCTTGCTGTCCCATGTGCTTTTGATATCCTAGCAACTGCATCAACTGTACATTTCATTTCTTCGCCAGCAGCACAAGAAAAAGCTAAAGATTTTATTCTATTTCCTAAGAATGGATAATTTCTTATGGTTCCAGATGTATCCTCTCTACCAATATTAAATGTTAATCCAAATACATGCCCAGTTCCTACTCCTAAACCTGTACCAGCGGCTAAATTAACATATAAATTATCCTGTGGAGTAAATACATGCAAATAAGTCCCTGCACCAGAGTAAGTTCCGGTGCTTACAGCACCAAAAACATGCTTCAATAGAAGTCCTAAACCACCTTTATCACCACCAGATTCAGGGTATACCACAAAATCTAAACCGCCCTCGGCTTTTAATCCCATTTGACGATATCTCTTAACACCCCTGTCTTGAACCCCAGACCTACCAATTTCTGTCAAAAATTTAGCTTCATTTGCAGGAGCCATTGATTCTGAATCAAAGTACATTCCACACCTGAATAGACCCGAATCAACGCCCCACACTTGGTATTCCGTACCCATTTGGGTCCCTTCCTCCGAAATCTCTATGTAACTGTTATAACCTTGAGGCAATTAAATCACCACCTTTCTGTTAAATGTAAAAAGTATTAAATTTTTCATAAATAACCTCCTTAAAAAGTAGAAAATTGACATAAGTATAAAACTTATCACTATATATTATTATACCTTGAAATGCCTAAAAAAATAAATGATTTTTGGTGGGAAGATAGGATTTAAATAAAATTAAAAAAGTTTAACCCAATTCTTTACATTTTCGTGCAACAATATATAAAAACATGCTATTTTCAATAGTTTCCATAGTAATTATAGAAAATCCAACATCCTCCAATAAAACCTTCATTGCTTCCTGAGAATAAAGGCAGGAATGGTAGTCAAAAGATTCCTTCTGTTCCCCAAACATAAGCTTTATAAAATCTATATAGGGCAGATTCCCTTCAGCATATCTTTTAACAATTTCTTGCATATTTAGTGTTTTTATAATTATTTCACCATTTAATGCCATCTGATCATAAATCTTGACAAGAAATTCACCCACAGCATTAAATCCTATATGTTCCAATAAATCTTCAATTAATATAAGATATGGTTTTGTTGTCTCTGTGGTCAAATTAATATTAAAAATATCTTTATCTTTAAGACAAACATTTGTGAATCCTTCCCTTTGTAGTGGAAATACTGACATATTTATTTTTAATTTATATTTGTGTATATATTCTAAAAATCTTGAATGGGTTTTCATTGCTTCTGGGTGTTCTCCTTGAAAAAGTTCAGTCCAACTTGGTTTACCAAATAAATGATTCCCATATTTTTCTTCCACACCTTTTGGATCTTTATCCCAAGCTAACCATACATTTTCATACCAATTTTGCTGTTGTTGAAACCCTGGAGTCCCAGTTTTAATATAATAATCTATTTTATTCTTGATCTGTTGGTCTGTTCGGACATAAGAGTAATGATGGAAAAAAATATCTTTAGCGAATACTGAAGGAATATCTTCTCCATTTTCCAAAATGGGGAGTGTGTGTATATTATACTTGATTTTACCACAAATATTCAAGTTTATCAATGACTTACGCCCTGTAAATTGTTCCCAAACTCCTTTTGAGACATGCCCAAGGTCTTTCCAATAATCAAGAAAATTAAAACAAAAAGAAGATACTTGTGGATTGGCAAAAATTAAGTGTTCCACCTTTCTAAGATTTTCCCCAGACCAAACCTCGTCCGAATCTATGATCCAGGCATAATCAAATCCATCAAGCATTTGACAGTATACATTTCTCTGATCTGTCTTGCTTTTGAATTCCTTACTAATAACTATTATCTTTTTCTGTGGATCCTCCATTTTTTCTAATATTTCTAAAGTTTTATCCTTGGAACAATTATCCACCACAACAATTTTAGAAACCATTCCATATACACTTCTAATAGATGCTTCTATAAATTCTTCACTATCCTTTGTTATATAGCAAGCACAAATTGTGGGGGATTTAACAACTTTCCCTGTACGAATCCATTTTTGCTTAAATATCTCATGATTCCTGCCAAAGTGTTCGGCAGTTGGTCCACCCGTAAAAGACTTCGATTGATGGTGGTATAAAAGTGCTTCAGCACAACAAATATTAATGTAACCCAATTCTTTTGCTCTTAGACAAAAATCTGTATCTTCAAAGTATCCAGGGGAAAATACCCTGTCAAATCCTCCAAATTTATTCCATAAATCTTTTGCTACCATAAAACAAGCACCACTTATTACATCAAAAGTTTGACTTGTACAAACAGTGGGGTCATTCTTATCCTTTCCTATAGCAAAATGTATATAATTCATTTGCTTAGGTTCCCAAACCAACCCAAAATGCTGCACCGTATCGTTTGGATATAATAACTTTGCCCCGACTACACCAACATTTTTATTAAATTTGTATACATCAAGCATTTTCCTAAAACTTAAAGGGTCAATCAATTCGGTATCACTATTTAAAAACAAAATATATTTTGCCACACTTCTTTTTGCCCCCAAATGGCAGGATTCTATAAAACCTTTGCTTTGTTGATGATGTACAATATTTAATTGTGGGAATTGTTCAAGATAATGAACTGTCTCTGCATTACTTCCATCATTTACAATTATGATTTCGTATAAGCAATCTTGAATCTTTTGTAAAGATGCTAAACATTTATCTACATAAGGAAGAGCATCTTTTATGGGAATTATTATGGATAATTCAGGTCTTGTTAATATTTTTTTCTTAATTTTGAATGACATTTTATAAAATCTCCTTTATAACATTATAAATATCTTCAGCTTTTATTGCTTGCATACAAGGTGCAGGATTTATATTTCTTGGGCAATAGTAAGAATGTGACCAACAAGGCCATTGATTACAAGTAGATTTTCCACCATAAATAGGATGTATAGTATTATAATATTTCAAACGACATTTTGGATCTGACCCCCCGAAAATAGCAACTGTTGGAATCTTAAAAAATCCTGAAAAGTGCAATAGACCCGAATCTGGTGTTATCATAGCATCAACATTTTTAATAATTGCTACAACTTCTCTAATATCATAACTCCCACACAAGTTTATGACCCCATCATCTTTAAAACCGAAAGGATGGTTATCCATAACAACCACTGTGCAATTATTATATCTTAGCATTCTAATAAGCCTAATAATTTCGTCTGGCACAGGATTCCTAACCCAAGAAGAGGCTTTTAACTGTACCCCCACAATTGGTCTTGAATATTTTGATAAAAAACTTGTTGCCCACTTTTGTTCCTCTGGCAAAACTTCATATACAAATGATTTGTCTCGTATCAGGAAACCTGCCCAAATTTCTAAGGAATCCAGTGCGTCCATTTCTCTACTATATGAACTAACAACGTGTGGGCAAACCCTATCTGAGATGTAGTAATCTACTCCATTTGTATATGGGGGATTCCCAACACGATCCACGAGTTTATCTATGTAAGAATTTGTTTTATAAAGAGGTTTCCAATAGTTTCCAATCGAAGAAACCCATAATTTTAAATCAGGATTTCTTCTCTTTAACTCTCTGTGCAGACAAGTCCTCCAAAGTGCATCCCCGATCCCCATATAGTGATCCAATAAAAGGACTTTGCCAGATTGATCAATAGAACCATCAAATTGTTTTAAAAGATTCACTATATAATTTCCTTATAATTATTCCATGCTGATTGGGTCTTCATAAAGATTTTTTAATTCCTCTTCTGTATTAAGATCCCCTTCTAAAAAATTCTTAATTGCTTCAAAAGTTAAAACACAGCTATTCCCCTGAACCCCATTGAAAAAGTCTTTTACTATATTTGCTCTACCTTCCATATTTTTATTAGGATTCTTTAGATTTTCCTCTATATAGTTAAACAACTCCCCATACTTCTTGCTTCGGTTCACACACTTATAACTATCAAGCACATTCCAGTACCAATTCATTACATTTTTACGAACCTCATAAGGATGTGACCAATACATATTTTCTAATATAACAGGCTTGTTAAATATTAAAGCCTCAAGTGCTGAAGTAGAAGGAATACTACAACAAATATCAGAATTAAATAGTAAATTACCTAAAGCCCATGTATCGAAATTATCTAAATGATATGAATGCCCCTCATATTCTTTAACACCGTAAGCAGTGCCTTTGTTAAGGCTTGGATCTGCTATAATTTTAACATCTAC